CTATATAGTAGTAGTAAGTAGCCTCTCCCGTAGGGTATTATAATCTATTTTTTACTTACGTAAATAGGGTACGAAAAATTATTTTTCGGGCCGAAAAACCGGGTTTCTCCTCCGGTTTATAATAGGGGCCATCGAAAGGAGGTCACATGAAAAAACAAGTAAGGTATCCCTGGCAGCGATGGCTCAGTCGTCGCAACAAGCTAGTGCTAGTGCGTGGGAGGGATTATCGCTGTCAGCCTCACAGCATGGCGCAGCAGTGCCGCAACGCAGCTTTGGAGTTAGGGGTAAGGCTTAGCATTCATATAGATGGTGGCACACTAACGATTACCAATAGGGGGAAGTTATGAGACCAGCAGCCGTGACAAAACTGATTAGACTCCTCAAAGGAGGAGCGAGTGGTGCTGGCATAAGTAGCGGTCAATGCCACCAAATGCTTGAGGATTTGAAGGAGGAAAACGACCCAAGCAAACCACCGTTGACTAACGACTATCCGAAACGGTGCAAGCACTGTAAGGTTGCGGTCGTCCATAAAAATAATACGTCGGGATTTTGCACGGAGTATGCTGTAACTCTACGTTGTAATGATAATTATCCATCCACTATTAAAGGTTAGCATGATGCCAAAAATAGTTCACCACACATCATTTCAATTTTATCTGGGCATTGACCCAGGTAAGAGTGGGGGTATTGCAGTAATAAATTCCGAAGACAGGAGCTGCTATGGGGTTTTGGCAACTAAGATGCCGGAAACCCCTGCTGATGTTTTAGACTATTTCCATTCTCTCAAAGATAATTTGCCGCCTAACTACTCTTACATTGCTGTGATAGAACAGGTAAGTGGATATATTGGAGAGGGGCAGCCAGGCAGTGCCATGTTCAAATTTGGGCAGGGAGTGGGCCATTTAGAGATGGCTTTACTGGCTTGTGGTATACCTTCTGAAGCTGTGCCTCCACGAAAGTGGCAAAAGGCTCTGGGTATATCCTCAAAGAAGAAAACTGAAAGCAAGGTTCAATGGAAGAACCGTTTGAAATCGGTGGCTCAACGTCTCTTTCCCTCTGAGAAGATCACCCTGGCGACGGCTGATGCTCTATTGATAGCAGAATACTGCAAACGAAAACATGAAGGAACTTTATAGTGGTCATGATAAAAACCAAACTGAATAGAAAACGATTCTCAATGTATGAGCAGCACGTTGCTAAGTGGAAAAATTGTCAGCAATGTTCGCTGAGTGAGTATCGTACTCAAGTTGTTCTAGCTCGAGGTAAAGTGCCTGCTGAGATTCTCTTCATCGGTGAAGCCCCAGGAGCGAGTGAGGATATCATAGGACAACCCTTTATTGGTCCAGCGGGCAGGCTGTTGGATCACATAATCGACCGGGCTGTGGATGCTCAGTACGATTATGCTCTCACTAATCTAGTGGGCTGTATTCCCAAGGATAGTGACAACGACAAGGGAGAACCACCGAAGGAAGCTATTCTGGCTTGTCGGGATAGACTATTGGAGTTCATTGAAATCTGCCAACCCAAACTTATCGTGAGTGTTGGGTTACTGTCTAAAAAGTTCACTCCAGGGGAAATTCGTCCTATTATCAGCATAACTCATCCGGCAGCTATTCTACGAATGGATGTATCTCAGCAGACTCTGGCTATTAAGCGCTGCGTCGTAACTATCGAGGACGCGATTTCTCTCTATTTATAATAGAGTATAATAAGGTTCTGGTTTACGCTATGTAGGCGTAATAATCCGATACACAGTTAATCTTTTTAACAAGGAGTGAATTATGCCACCCAAAAAATTGAAGGTAAAAGACAAGACTGAAAAATCTGCAGAGGTACGAACAGGTGTCCTCAATAAAAAGACAGCCGTCTTCAAAATTGTAGGTACATCTCCTTATGTACAAAGTGGTACAGTTAGAAAAGTTTATGACGATATTAAGGCAAAATAAGTCATATAAACTGTGTCAAATTGATTGTTAGATATGTCACGTAGTTAATCTTTTTAACGAGGAGCGAATTATGTCACCCAAAAAGTCAAGAGTAGAGAAGAGTAGTGATGAAAAAACTGTAGAGGTACAGATAAGTGCCCCCAACATAAAGATGGTAGTCTTCAAGATCATAGGCACGTCTCCCTACGTGCAAAACAAGTTCAGTCACAAGGCGATGGAGGAGATGAAGAATAAGCAAATTGCCGGTTCTACCGCCAAGACTGGCAAGCGCAAGCCGAAAGATTTTGAGTCTTGTTACCAGGAGGCTCTGTACAAGCCCAGCAAGGGGACTTGGCCCAATGGGGCCATCAAGGCCACGCACATAAAGTCGGCCATGGTAAATGCCTGTCGCAATGTGGACTTTAAGATGACGCAGGCCAAGCAGTGCGTCTTCGTCGAGGCAGACGGCTATGACAAGGACGAACTGTCACCGCTCGTCAAGATCACCAAGGGCAAGCCGAGACCCTTCGAGCAGGCCCTACGATGCGCTAACGGAAACCCTGACATCCGCGTCCGTCCCATCTGGGATGAGGGCTGGGAGGCCATCGTGAGAATCAGCTATGATGCTGACAAGTTCACCTTAGAGGACGTCACCAACCTTCTCATGCGTGCAGGCAGCCACGTCGGCATCGGAGAGGGTCGGCACGCCAGCCGATCCTGCGTGGGGCAGGGCTGGGGGGCGTTCAGAATCGCCTCCGGCGGATGATCAACTTGCTACGGCAGTTGAGTTTTGTTGGGTTTTGTTACGTTCGGTTGAATTTGGTTACGTTACGGCAGTTATGTTCGGTTTTGTTGGGTTGCGTTTAGTTAAGTTGCGTTTCGTTAAGTTACGTTTTGTTATGGCAGTTTTGTTGCATTGCGTTGAATTAAGTTGAGTTCAGTTGCATTCAGTTATGTTATGGCAGTTTTGTTCATCTACCTATAGGAGTGAATCATGGGTAAGAAGAAGTCCATCAAGGAGCTACGTGACGCCGAGCTGCTGGCCTTGAAAAAGCGAGGCCGGCTGAAGGCGGCGACGGTCGTGGAGTACGCCAAGAACCCGAAGACAGCTTTACATTCTGCTTTTGAGTGGGATGATGGTAAGGCCGCTCATCAGTATCGTCTCTGGCAGGCTGAGCATCTGATCGTCTCAGTCAGGATAATTGAGCCTAAGTCCAACACGTCTATTCAAGCGTTCGTCAGCTTGGGCTCAGACCGTAAGCTGCAGGGGGGTGGTTATCGTGACACCGTCTCTGTTCTCAGTGACAAACAACTACGAGAAGAGTTGCTCATGCAGGCATGGAGAGAGTTCAGATACTGGCAAGAAAAATACCAGTCTCTAGTTGAGTTGACGCCGATCTTTGCTGCTGCTGAATCTATCAAGTCAAGCAAGGTAGGTTAAAATGCCAACACTAAAACGTAAGACAAAAACACAACCTGTAATCTGGGAGGGGCCAGAAGGTAAGGGACCAAAGGGAGGAATCACTCAATCACTACTTAGCCACTGGTTGTGCTGTCGAGAACGGTTCCGCTTGATGGTAATTGAGGGTCTATGCCCAGCAAACACTTTCAATCACAAGATTGAATATGGGCAGATGTGGCATAAGTGTGAGGAGGCTCATGCCAAGGGAGCAATTGCTAATTGGGATGCTCCCCTAACCGATTACTGTCGCAACCTATGTCGTCAATATAAGTTGCAAGCTGAACAGATACAACATTGGTACAATGTCTGTAAGACTCAATTTCCTCTCTACGTCAAGTATTGGTCAAAGCACTCCAAGGGGAACAACCAAGCTCCCTTGATGCAGGAACAGACATTTGATGTTCCCTACAGCCTTCCTTCTGGTCGTGTGGTTAGACTAAGGGGTAAGTGGGACTCAGTTCACTTGCAAGGCAAGGGAAAAAACTCCGTTGTCTATCTGCAAGAAAACAAGACCAAGGGTGATATTGCTGAAGAGCAGTTGAAGCGGCAATTGGGATTCGATCTACAAACGATGATTTACCGTATAGCAATGGATCACTATCCAGCTAAGGAATGGCAAGAGAAGAAAATTGCTGGAGTACTCTACAATGTCGTGCGCAGACCGTTGAGTGGTGGTAAAGGGTCGATAAGAAAACATCAACCCACTAAAAACAATCCTGCTGGAGAGAGCGACGAGGAATTTTATAGCCGCCTGGGAGAGGTTATAATGGAAGACCCTGGTTACTACTTTATGCGATGGCAGGTGGAAATTACTCAGCAGGATATAAAGCGGTTTGAGCACGAATTCTTACACAACGCATTAGAAGAGTTGTGCAATTGGTGGCATTGGGTAGACAGCCCTGCCGGCCGCAAAGACCCATTCTTTGACCCCATTCACTGGCGATTGCCCTATGGAATCTACAATCCTCTCACGGAGGGCGGTTCATCTGAATTGGATGAGTATCTTGCTACTAAGAGTGAGTTGGGTTTGGTGAGAACCAAAGAACTATTCAAGGAACTAGTGTAATGCCCAAGATTCCAGCAAAGTTCAAAAAGAGATTACCAACTTCCAAACTTATTGAGGCTATCAAAGAGCTTGATCAATCCAAAAGACAGGTAGCAGCCTATAAACCAATTAGGGTAAGTACGCATAAAGTAGCTAATCAGTTGTTGGCTATCGAGGGAACTATTGAGGCTGTCAAGAAAATTCTTGATGAAGCTAAAAGACAGGTAGACGAAGTTTGGACTATTCTGTATACCAAGGGGATTACAGATAGAGGTCCAATCAGTGAAACAGATGATGACATCCCATTCTAGCAGGAACAATAATGCCTAAAGTAGTGAAGCAAAGCGTAAAAAAGAAATCAGCCAAACATACAACCAAGGCTACTGGTATACTCAGCAGAATTGTTGCAGTGGAGGATATGCCCAGCACAGGGATTAAAATGTGCTTGTATGGTAGAGGAAAGACGGGGAAGACCAGCGCCGCCTGCACCTTCCCCAAGCCGCTGCTGGTGATCGGAACTGAGAACGGGACCAAGTCAGTCAAGAAGGTAAAGGGGGTGAAGTTTTTTCCTCTGCTTGAGAGCAGTGAGATAGATGAATTGGCTGAAGCTATACCTGGTGAGTATGCCTCTGTTGTGTTGGACACGGCGGGGGGATTACAGGATATGATCATGAAGGAGATTCTAGGACTGGATGACATTCCTGTGGAGAAATCTTGGGGCATGGCTGTTCGGGAACAGTGGCAGAGTTGCGGGGTGCAAACCAAGGAAAGGCTGAGAAGACTATTAGACCTGGCTGACAAGCATGGGACTCATGTGGTCATAATCGCTCATGAACGTAACTTCAACGATGAGGGTGGTAGTGATTTGTTATTTCCTACTGTAGGGGCTGCTTTGACTCCCAGCACTGCCGGTTGGCTTAACGGGGCTTGCGACTATCTCTGCCAAACGTTCTTGCGAGAGCAAACCGTAAAAAAGGACGTGAAGGTGGCAGGTAAGAAAGGGGCAACGATGTTGCGTAAAACTGGTAAGGTGGAATACTGTTTGCGAGTAGGTCCGCATCCAGTTTACATGACAGGATTCAGACGGAGTCACAGTGAGGATGAGACAATGCCTGATGTGCTGGTCGATCCTGACTATGATAAGATTTGTGGTCTGATTGATTAACTATTTAACAATGGAGTGTGACTAATTATGTTAGTTTTGTCACGGAAAAAGACTGAAGAGATTTACATTGGAGATGACATTCGTATTACTGTAGTTAGCATTGGACACGAAACTGTAAGATTGGGTATTGAGGCTGCAAAAGAAATGCCCATCCATCGCAAGGAAGTCTACGATGCTATACAGAGAAACCAGAAAGATAAAGGAGGTATTGAGTAGTCTACTGTTGAGAAGATTGTATCTATTGTTTTTCTATCACTTAATGAGGAGAGATGAACTATGCCAGTTCAAAAGAAAAAGAGCAGCCTAGCCGCAAGACTGGGCGACAAAGCATGTAAAGCGTTCGAAGAAGTCAAAGACCAAGAGCCAGAATTCGACACTCAGGCAGGATTACCTGGTGGTATCGAGGGTGGAATAGCCCGTCTAGTTGAATGCAAATTCACTCAGATAGCCGCTGGTAAGCAGAATGCCGGCAAGGATATGTTCTATGCTGCCGGTGTCATAGTGAGTCCTGCAGAAGTCAACGGCGTAAACATAGAGGGTCTGCGCACTCAAATCAGTGAACCCCTCTATGACACACCCACTCGTTCTCGCAAGACTGTAGACGATCACCTTGAGTGGGTGATGAATGAGATGAAAAAGCTGGGTCTTGACATGTCTGAGATGACCCTCGACGACCTGGAGGGTGCCGCTGAAACTCTCAAGGAAGAGAAGCCCTACTTCCGCTTCCGCACCTGGTCTGGAACTAAGCAGGAGATCACCAAGAAAGGCAACAAGTTTTTCGTCGGTGTAGTCGGCCCATATGCGACCGAGGCTGCTGCTAAAGCGGCCAATCCCTATGCTGGAACCGAACCCCGCGTACAGCACACGTGGAACGGTACTTGCGAGTACCAAGAGGATGAGGAAGCCACCGATGATGGAATGGTGGACGAGTCTCCCACTGTTAAACCCTCGAAGGCGACCAAGTCAACAAAAGCAGTCGGCAAGGTCGTGGAGGAAGAAGAGACTGCTGAGGAGGATTTGGCTGAGTTGGCTGCTGCTGCCGATGGTGGAGACACAGAAGCGGCAGAACGCTTATTTGAACTAGCAACAGAGGCTGGCATTGACGAGGAGACGATCAATTCCACTGAGGAGTGGTCAGCTATCGTCGATATGATGCAGTCCTCTGATGAAGAAACAGAAGAAACAGAAGAGGAAGAAGAGTCTGACGAGGAAGATACCGAAGAGGAAACTGAAGAGGAAGAGGAGGAATGGAAGCCAGAGAAGGAAGAGGTGTACGCCTACAAGGCTCCCGGGATGAGGAAGGCAATAGACTGCGAGGTGACTGCCGTCTTCGAGAACAAGGAGACAGTCAACCTCAAGAATCTGAACGACAACAAGGTGTATAAGTCTGTACCTTGGGATAAGTTGATCAAATAGCGATCTTGTGTTGGTGACTGCTGCCCTAGTGACTGCTGCCCTAGTGACCTCTTGTCCTAGGGCAGTATGTTATTTTTTAGACAAATTATAATGGAGGATAATATCATGCCAGGCATTCGTGAGTCCCGTAAGAAACTACAGCGGTCTATAATCTATATCGCTCAATGCGGTGATTCCTCTGCCGCTCTACGTGAACTAAAAGTTCTCAAACTGACCATCGATAGTCAGATTGAACTGCTGAGCAAGAAGACGGTCACCACTGAGGAGGATGATTATGCCACCGACACCAGAGAGGATAAAGAAGAAGCAGTTGTTGATGAAGAAAATCATCAAGAGTGTCAAAGCAATTCAGGCTCGGAAGCAAGTGTCTCACAAGCAGCCCGTCAAGGCTTTGAAACTATCTTCGAAGAAGGGGGCTGCGCTCACAGGAGAGGTGTGTAAGGCTTGCGGAGGTACTGGAATAGCCAGCGACGGCAGCAACTGTTTCCCCTGTGCTAGAAGAAAGTACAGTGAGTAAGGTTTTATTATGTATACCATCCATAAATATGAAGTACAAGTAAAAGATGAAGTGTTTATTTCTATGCCAGAAGGAGCAGAAATTTTACATGTTGATTCACAGTTACCAGGGCGTATTTGCTTTTGGGCCAAAGTAAAAGTTACTCCGGTTATTGAGCCAGGTAAATGTGAATACGCTCCAGTTTATTATAAATTGGTAAATCGTAAATTTGTAATTTGTGGAACTGGTCAGCCCCTTCCAATGCCACTTACTTATATTGGAACAGTAATGGATGCTCCTTTTGTTTGGCACGTGTTTGAAAAAAAAAATTGAGTGTGTAAATGTCAAAGATTGCAAAGCGTTGTATTCTATCTCTCGATACTGAGACTACCGGACTGGATTTGCGTCATGGGGCTAGACCGTATTTAGTCACCTTCTGTGATGAGGATGGAACCAATATATGGTGGGAGTGGGATGTTGATCCTCTCTCGCGCCATGTACGATTTTCTAGCAAGGACTTGGTCAAGATACAGGAGCTAATCGACTCAGCTTCTGAACTTATCCTACAAAATTCTAAGTTTGACTATCTGGCTTTACGTCTACTATTCCAAGATGCCAAGATGAAGCTCCACTGGGACTGGGGTAAGGTGAGGGACACGTTGTTAGCTGGGCACCTGCTGGCCAGCAACCATCCCCACGATTTAACCAGTATGGCTATGGAATACCTGAGTGCCGACGTACAACCCTACGAAGACGTCATGGAAGCTGCCGTCAAGGAGGCTAAGCGTATGGCACCCAAGGACTGGAGGTTGGCTAAACGGGGACTGCCGGAGATGCCTAGTGCAAAGGAGTCCGTATGGAAGTTCGACGCTTGGCTACCAAGAGCACTAGCTAAGGAACAGAAGCTACCAGAAGACCATCATTGGTGGACTGTTACGGCCGACTATGCCAATAGCGATAGTGCTACTACCTTGGCCCTCTGGAGAGTACAGAAGCGATTGATTGCCGAAAGAAAGCTGAAGAAGATTTATGCTCTACGTTTGAGACTGCTGCCCGCTATCGAGAAGGTAGAGTGGCGAGGGATGACAGTAAGCAAGGCTAGATTCAGTGAACTGTATGCTCGGCTTAATGAGGAGGCTATTGAGTTCCACGATAAGTGTATGGCTTTGGCAGACCATGAGATAGACTCTCTTCCCGTCAACGGGTGCAGCAATGCCTTGAAGCACGTATTGTTTGAGAGGTTCAAATTAAAGTCACCAAAGAAGACCCCAAAGGGGCATCCCTCTACTGACAAGTTCGTACTTGATCATTGGCTGGCCACTTTGCCAGAGCGGTCTAAGGCACTTCTGTTCGTGAGGAGTCTGCGCGGATACAGACGGCGTAAGACAGCCATCGGGTTCCTTGAGAGCTACAAGACGTATTGGATACCCACTAGTAATCCAGACATCATGGTCATCTACAGCTCGCTCAACCCCACGGGCACGGACACTCTGCGGTTCAGCAGCGAACGACCCAACGAGCAGCAGATCAGCAAGCAGACGGACGTGAACCTTCGCTACATATTCGGCCCTGCCCTTGGCAGAGAGTGGTACAGTATGGATGCCAGCAACATCGAGCTCCGTATTCCTGCCTATGAGGCAGGAGAGAAGTCGATGGTAGAGCTATTCGAGCATCCTGATAGGCCACCCTACTATGGCAGCAATCACCTGTTGTTCTTCGACATACTCCACCCGGACTTGTTTGCCAAGCACGGCAAGGACGTGAAGAAAGAGTACGCCAGCACTTGGTATGGTTGGACGAAGAACGGTGACTTCGCCATACAATATGGGGCAGTGGCGGAGAGCGGCACGGCTGACAGAGCCTACCACGTGCTTGGCGCTCAAGCTAGAATAGAGAGCCATCTGGCTGAGATAAAAAAACTTAGCCAACAGATGATCAAACGAGCGGAGTCATCTGGTGGTGTGGAGACGATACCTGACAAGACCGTCGATCCAGAGCGAGGTTATCCCCTGTTATGCACGCGCAGTCGTTGGGGTGGGATCACCCCTACTGTGCCGTTAAGCTACCACGTACAGGGTACCGCCATGTGGTGGATGAGCAAGGCCATGATCCGCTGTCAAGAGTATCTGGATAGATATAATGCAACTCATCCTTCATGTGACCATATTTATATGATAGCTCAGATACATGATGAGCTGTTGTTTGACTTCCCTGTCGACGCCAATCGTGATGTCGTACTGAAGTTAAAACGGCTTATGGAGCAGGGCGGCCATGACATTGGAGTACCCACGCCCGTGAACGTGGAGTATCATCCAGCATGCTGGGCAGAGGGAGAGACGGTGTGAGAGTTTATTCGACGACCCTTAGCTTTAAGATGCCTCGTTTAAGGCCCCTAGCGCGTCGCCTAGGGCGTCCCCGGGCAGGCAGGGAGGATTATCTATATACTTGTTTGCTAGACACGCTTAGAAGGACGTTCTCATGTTAAATAAAAACCCCCTGCTAAAAACAGGGGGTTCAATGACTGTTCATCGCACGGTAGGATCAATCAACCTTCATGCCTTTGGCAGTCAAATAGTAAGATAGCCCACGGACACCCTCGATTACCGCGGTCTTCACCAGGCCGTTTTTGACGAGGGGGGATGTCCGGTATCCGAGGACGTACACGTCATACTCGGTGAACTCTAGCATCTTGGCTAGATCGCTGCCAGAGATGGCAGTTCCAGGGCCGTCGGCACCCTTTTTTTGCAGGCACGAGAGGAACTTTACCCGACGCTCGGAGACGGGCATGTCGGCCATGCGACGATCCTTACCCTCGGTCACTGCCGGTTTTTTCTCCTTCAGGGTCTTGACCGGCTTGGTGGTCTTGCTCATCTTTTTGGAGATTTTTTTGACGGCCTTTTTGGAGGTCTTCTTGGCGGCGGCGGAAGTCTTTACAGTACTCATTTTGCGCTCCTTAAAATTGGCCCGTTCCGGACGGGTTCCGGTCGGTCAAGCATTCAACCAACTAAGACCATCTTACCATGGTCTGCCTCGTATGTACATATGATTCAGCCAAGTATATTTATAACAGTATATAACCCTTTACCCTATAATAACTTAAGGAGACTAAGATTGTGGATAATTGTGTCCAGATGGTCGCAGAATTTCATGAAAAATACGGCTTTCCCAGGGGTAACCTGCTGGTCGCCGACAAAAACTTGTCTGCACTAGCCGATCAACTTATAAAGAATGCGGCGGAGATGAGCCAAGATACGGATGCGGCAGTCAGGGCGCATCTGATCGTGGAGGAGGTGTCTGAACTGATGACAGCGTTGACCGACGGAGATGAAGTTACTCTGCTCGACGCGTTGGTCGATCTACTCTACGTGACAGTTGGGACTGCGGTCACGTACGGTCTGCCTCTGGCGGAAGGTTTCAACGAGGTGCACAGAAGCAACATGACAAAGTCTGTCGAGCAGTCTCGCCCTGGGCACCCTGGCAAAGGGGACGGCTACTCGCCTCCAAACCTATCCTCACTGCTGAGGGGGAGGCTATACGATGAACAGCTTTGAGACCACCCACGAGGCCTACGCTGCCGCTCTGTCGACGTCGCTCGACTCGCCAGACTTCACCTGCTCGCCGAGGGGTCAACTGTGCCATGAGCTGATGAACTGGCTGTTCGTCGTCGAGCGACCGTCGGCCAGCTCAATCGTGACCGCCTCATCGCGCAGGAATGAGACGATGGCCGCCTATCTCGCAGCCGAAAAAAAATTGTATCTATCCGGTGAGCTGAGAGCGTCGGTCTGGGCGTCTCATGCGTCTAAGTTCTGGGGTAATCTCGCCAACCCTGACGGGACGATCAACTCAAACTATGGTTGGCTGACGTTATATAATCGCAGTCTACCTCAGGGGAAGACCCCCTGGGAGTGGGCTCGTGACTCGTTGCTGTCAGATTCAGACAGTCGCCAGGCGTACGTGAGAGTGTCTCTGCCGGTGCATCAGTGGGATAAGAATAAAGATCAGGTGTGCACCATGCACGTGATGTTTATGCTGCGAGAGGGTAGACTTCATGAGACGGTCGTGATGCGGTCTAACGACGTCGTCCGCGGACTGGCATATGACATGCCGTGGTGGTGCCTGTTTCTAGAGAAGATGGTCGATGAGTTGAGACAGCATGGGCTTGTCTGTGACGTTGGAACCTACTCACATCTGGCGCACAGTCTGCACTTATACGACAGAGACGTTGACGTGGCAGAGAAGATGCTCGGAAGGAGACAAGATGACTGACGTTGAGCTGAGACTGTTGGACTATCTGTCCTCCTACGCCCAGAGGCGGGCGGTCTGGAGGGACCTCAGGTTGGACGCTAAGCTGAGGGTCTTTTGCGACCTTGCCGTCAGACTGTCGACGCTGTCGACGTGCAAGAGACTGTCAGTCGGGTGCGTCATCCTGCCGTTAGATTTGTCGAGCGTGTCGGCGATCGGTTACAACGGGGTGCCTGCCGGTGAGGACAACTCCTCCTGTGACGGCGAGGAGGGTCGATGTCCGTGCATCCACGCCGAGGCCAACGCCTTGGTGAAGCTCAGGGACAGGCGAGACTGCCTGCTGCTGACCACCGTCTCTCCCTGCCTGCACTGTGCCGGGCTGATCGTGAACTCTGGCGTCGTCAGGGCCGTCGGCTACCTGAGCGAGTACCGCGACCTGTCTGGCCTGACCAGGCTTCAGGCGGCCAAGATCGTGACGGTGCAGCTGTGAGGGTCATCGTCGTGGGAGAGAGGATGAACCGGACGACGTGGAGACCTCGCGGCTGGCCGACCGTCATGAGGCAAGACAGGTACTGGGAGCTGATGCTCCGTCTTGGGGCGTTCAGAGACGGACAGTCCAGGGTAAAGTTAGCCTCTCTGGGGCTGGGCGACTGCGACGCCGTCAACCTGCTGCCCCCAGACCCGCAGGGTGTCCCGTGGGAGGCGGAGAGGGCAGAGGAGGTGGCGTCCGTCTGGCTGGACCACCTTCGCGAGTACGACGGGTGCCTCTTGGCCGGGGCCAGAGTTGCGGCGGCGGTCGGGCTGCGGGGCAGGATGACGGACCTTCTCGGCAGGAGATCTTCCGTCTTCGGGGTGAGAGTCGTCGTGATCCCGCACCCGTCTGGTCTGAACAGATTCTGGAACAGCTCGATCGCCGTCGAGTCGCTCAAGGAAAAATTATCTTCAATCTTAAAATAGTCAAGGAGGTATCTCATCGTGCCTAAGTTGCCAATTAAGAGACGGCCCACCGCCGTCGGGTGTTACATATTCGCCGGCGGGTTTACCGTGGGAGTGAGGCAGGCAGGGTTTGACGTACTCTGCCACTTGGAGGGAGACGGGGGCTACGGCGTGCCGACGTTCAAGAAAAATTTCCCTGACATCAACGCGTATTTTGGTCCGTCAAAGTGGCCGGACGAATTGCTGAAACAATTACCGACGATCGACTTTGTCTACGGTAACCCTCCGTGCGCTGCTTGGTCCAATAACAATTTTAACAGTCACTCTGTCGAGGCGTGGAAAGACGACCCGCGAGTAGACTGCACCAGACAGCACTTTGGTCTACTGTCAAAGATACGCCCGACAGTCTGGGCGTGGGAAAGCGTCACGCAGACTCCAGTGAAGGGTGCTGAGCTGGTGAAAAAGTTGACCGCCTTGGCGTTGAAGATGGGATACGCGGTGACTCAAGTATTTCATGACGCAAGGTACCTAGGCGTCCCTCAAAGAAGAAAGAGGTGGTTCATGGTGTGCCACCGCGTCGAGTTAGACTTTTCGACCGGGCTGTGTGAAGAAATCTCTGCCGTCGACCGTCTGTCAACTGTCTCACCGGTCGGCCCGCCCGCGTACGACTCGATGAGCAATAAAGCGACGTTTGACTCAGTACTTCATGGTATACCCGCCGGTAAGAGACTGCGTAACTACTGGCAGGAGGTGATCTGTCCTCCAGATAGACAGACCATAAAGCCGAATGGGCACGTCTTAGGAAGACCCGGGTTCGGTCATATAAGATTGCCAGATCATGGACCAGCCACGGCCACGGTCGGTTACTCTATGGTACACCCGACGGAGCACAGATTCTTGTCGGTCAACGAAGTGGCCATGTTAGCCGGGTATCCGAATGAGTATCAATTTTTAGGGGGTAAGTCTGGAGCAGCTCAACTAGACTTGATCGCCCGAGGTGTGTGCCCACCGGTAGGTAAGTGGTTGGCAGACATAGTGACAGCTGGGCTCATAAAGTCAATCCCAGCTGAGGTGAAGACTACAACAATAAATTTAACAGAAAAGTTCCACGGTGAGCCGATGACAAAAAAATCAGCAGAGTCTGTAAAAAAAATTCCGGCTATCAAGACGACCGGGTCAAAGAATAGTCTGCAGGGCCGGCTAGGAGTGCCCGGGTCAAAACCCCAAGACTTGAACCGTAAATATGACGTCACTCAACTCAAAGAGACTACGCACGGTAAGCGGGTCAACCGTGACTATGCAGCACACTTCTTTCGCTGGGGATGGGCGTCTCGGTTTGTAAAGGGGGGTAAGACGAGAGTGCTAGACGTGGGGTGCGGACAAGACCTGCCTTTGATCAAGATCTTAACCGCCTCACTGTCTACTGTACCGATAAGTTACGTCGGAGTAGACCTCAACAAGATAGAAAAAAAGACGGGCATCAGCTGGGTCAAGGCGATCGTCGACAATTTTGACTTTGTCGACGATGGGTACAAATACGTAAAAAAACAGTATGGACAGTTTGATCTTATAACCTGTTTTGAGGTGATAGAGCACATGCATTCAGCAGACGGGCGACGTCTGTTGGCAGGCTTAAGACAGTGTCTCACCGCCGACGGTAAGATCCTCTTGTCTACTCCTGTGTATAATGGTAGAAAGATGGCCGCCAATCATATCCATGAGTGGACGATACCGGAGTTGACGCAAGCTGTCAAAGCGGCAAGATTGACTGTGACAGACAGGTTTGGGACATTCGCGAACTGGAATGACGTGCGAAGAGTGTGCACTGAGACAGAAAAAGATCTGCTGTCAGAGGTAGGAAGATTTTATGGGGGAGACGTCTTAGCCTGTTTCTTAGCCCCCAAATATCCGGATGCCAGCAGAAATAATGCCTGGGTGTTACAGAGGAGATCTCAATGACCCACGAAGAGTATGCGATTCACGTTCAAAAGTTTACCTCTGAGATGCAGCGAATAACCGCCGCTAAAAATAAGGACTATTCTGCAGGTACTGCAGATGCGATGTATGATTATTACTCTACTGCGGAGAGGGCAGGGATAACTCCCGTGCAGTCTTGGTTCGTCTTGATGATGAAGCACGTTCACGCAGTAGAACGCTATGTAAAGACTGGTGATTTGAGCTCAGAGACTATCGACTCACGACTGCTAGACTTAGCTAACTATGCCATGCTGGGTGCCGCCTTGATAAAAGACCTACTTCATGGTGAGGATGACTGTAATGCCAAAGGTTGAAAACGACGTTCCTGAGAGATTAAAGCCTTACATATTTCATGGGGTGAACCTCACTTGGACAGACAAGGTAGCTACTGGTGATTGTCCCTGGTGTGGCAGGGAAGGCAAATTTTCTGCCGATGTTGAGACAGGGATGTGGAAATGTTTCGTCTGCGGAGAGGGTAGTGATAAGGGTGGGGGCAATGTCTACACTTTCTTACAGTTGCTCTGGAAGATGGCAGATAAAGATACCACTGACTACTCTGAGCTGGCGGCAGATCGTAAGCTATTGCCTGATACTCTAGTTCAATGGGAGTTGGTTGTCTCACCCTTAACCGGCGATTGGCTCATACCTGGTTATAACGCCAAGAGAAAACTCTGTCAGTTGTACAGACGAGTGGTAGGTGAACAGCGTAGTTTACTCATGCCTACCTCTGGATTGAGTCACCAGCTGTTTGGTGTACCCTTATTAAACAACGACAATTCAACTATCTACGTGTGTGAGGGTTTGTGGGACGGGATGGCCCTCTGGGAGGCGATGGGCCAGTGCAAGTATTCCGGTGATGAAGGTTTGTCTGCTACTTCTAATCCTTCATACAGTTTATTGTCTGAGTCGAGCGTCTTGGCTGCGCCCAGCTGTAGCGCTTTCTCCGAATCTTGGCTGCCGTTGTTCAAAGATAAGACGGTGGTGTTGATGTACGATAACGATCACCCCAGGACAAATCCCAAGACGGGAAAGGTTATCGCTCCGGCCGGATGGGCGGGCATGCGGCGGGCGGCAGGAATACTGGCAGGTACGGCCAAGGAGATACGAATACTACGTTGGGGGGGTAGCGAGAGCTATAGCCCTAATTTAGCCCCTGGCTACGATCTACGCGACGCCTTAACTACTGGGCCTGATAGCCTACCCGACCGTCTGGCGCAATTGCTGGCGACGCTAGGCCCCTTACCGGACGAATGGCGAATTAAGCCTAAGCCTAGGCACGCTGCGCACCCTAAATCAGAGGGTATGGAATGTACCCCCTGCAAGAGTTATAAGAAGCTCACTACCGCCTGGCGAAAAGCCCTGCTGTGGAACGATGGACTGGATCGAGCCTTGGCCTGCATGCTTGCCTCTATCGCCTCCACTCAGATGCTGGGGGATCAACTCTGGCTGAAGGTACTGGGGCCGGCGGCCTGCGGTAAGAGTACGCTGTGTGAGGCCATCTCTGTCAACAAGGATTATGTGCTGGCCAAGAGCACGATACGTGGTTTCCACAGTGGCTTCAAGGAACAGGGTGGAGGCAAGGAAGAGGACAACTCTCTGTTGAGCTTGTTGCCAGGCAAGACTCTGGTGACCAAGGATGGAGACACGCTGCTACAGAGTCCCAACCTACCACAGATTCTCAGCGAGGGTAGGGACGTGTATGACGGCGTCTCTCGGACTCACTATCGCAATACCATGAGCAAGGACTATGACGGTCTGCGGATCACCTGGATACTCTGTGGCACCAGCTCTTTACGGCAGATTGACTCTAGCGAATTAGGTGAGAGATTTCTGGACTGTGTCATCATGGAGGGTATAGACGATGACATGGAGGACGAGATACTGGAGAGAGTGGTGCATCGGGCAGCCAGAGACGTGGCTCTTGAATCTGACGGTGAGGCGAGTAAACACTATCCCCCAGAGATGGCTAGTGCCATGCAATTAACGGGAGGATACGTCACCTGGTTGAGGGAAAACGCTGTAGAGAAACTGGCAGTGATAGATTATCCATCGACGGTGCGCAGACAGTTGACCAGATTTGGCAAGTTTGCCGCTCATATGCGGGCTAGACCTAGTTTAAGGCAAGAGGAGGTCGCCGAGCGAGAGTTTGCCACACGACTGGTGTCACAGTTGACTAGGTTAGCAGGATGTCTAGCTCTGGTGCTTAATAAGTCTTCCGTGGATGGGGAGGTCATGCGGCGGGTAAGACAGGTGGTGATGGATACCAGTCGTGGGCGTACTCTATCTATCACAACGTATTTGTATCAAGCAGATAAAGAAATTGGCTTGGAGTCCAAGACTCTATCAGTGTTGGTAGGTCAGACTGAAGACAAGATTCGTTCATTGTTACGATTCTTACGCGCTATTCATGTAGTAGAACTACACTACCCAATAAATGAAAAGGGAGTCAAGGGTAGAATGCACTGGCGGTTGACTAATCGTATGCACCGCTTATATACCGATGCGCACAGGATTTTTATTGATGAATAACTTGTCCTGGACGCTCCTAGACAGCAACGCTGGATAAATTCAACGAGTCAATGAGTGACGATTGTTACTACCCTAACTGCGATAGCCTGAGGGCAGTGTGTGCGGAGACAACCTGCTGTCAGGCGGCGGACGAAATCGAGCGGTTGCGGGCAAGAACAAAACAGCTAGAGGCCATTCTCAAAGGCAGCGAAGAAGATTACGCATATCTTTTTGACGATGACGAGGAGGAGTGATGGAAGATATTAAGTGTTCTTTTTGTGGAGAAGATGGGTTTGATTTAGTGGGGTTGAAGCTCCACCTAATCAGATATTATGATGCCTATACTAACTTGAACATTCATGGGCATGGAATCATTGTAAGCATGTCAAGAGAAGCCGCAGAAGCGGCGAGAAAGGAAAGAGAGTGATGGCTGACATCGACCACAAGTTCACCAACGACATCGTGTGCCCATACTGTGGCCACGTTCACCGAGATTCATGGGAATGAGGCGACGGAGAAGAAGGCGACTGGGAAGATGAGGAATGCGAATCTTGCGAGAAGAAGTTTAACTGGTCGCGGCACGTGAAGATATCGTATTCGACAAGTTTACCGGAAGATAAAACCAATAACGAAGGAGAGTGATTGATGTTATTCGATGAAGATTATTTTAAGCGTATAGATGAACGCCGTAACAAAAAGATAGATGAATTTCACAAATTGCTCATTGATGCATGCCGTATTGTTCCCGTGGTTGGAGATACGGTTATCGTCGCTGCTGGACTGCTGGGGATGGGGTTTGACTGGGAACGAAAAGAAGCAGTTGTTTTGGCTGTTGGTGGGAACAGTTACAAGCTTCAATTTGTTAATGAAAAGGACATTATTACTCAAAAGCCAAAGGTCATGTGGATACACCCAGCGTTGGTGACGGATGTGATCCGGGATAATGTTAAATTGAAACCAATAACGAAGGAGAAGTGAAATGGTTGAGAAAACCGAAGAAGGCTGGGGTAAGTCACCAGCTTCTCGCAAGTGGCATTACTTCAGAAACCGCACGTCTCTGTGTGGAAAGGTTGGATTTTATTTTGGTGCAGTTGAACAGGGGAGCGACAACAGCCCGGATAATTGTGCGAAATGTTGTAAAGAACTAGCTAAAGAAAAAGGAGACATAAAATGAAAACGCGAAGAGTAATCAGGAAATTCACGGTAAAAGATGGCGCATTCGAATGCGCAGGATGCAAGTACTGGAATATGGGTAGAGTTGGCGCTAATATGCCAGAAGGCACAGAGGTTGAAGTCGCCGTCTATGAAGAAGTCGAGCCCAAACGCACGCTGGTCGTGCCGGAGGGAGTGGAATTCATTGAAGATGAGGGGCCCGGCCGATTGCGGGGAGCATTTATTGTTTGCAGCAAAAAAACAATAGGGTGGTTTACTCGGGTGCAATCACCGAATAATGCTCTCTTGTGGAACGATACTGGACTCACCTCACGTGTAATGGCAAAACTAGAGGAGGATATCGAGCAAGCTGCCTACAGAGAACTAGCCAATCTTGGCTGGCATCGTTTCGGCTGGAAAACCGAGGAGCCGGATTGGTCGAGGTATGAAAGTTTCACGGTGTTCGCTTCTGGTTATGTCACGCAAGAGTTTCCGAAATATCAACAAGCAATACACGAAGGTAAATGCTTCTTCAGACGTTACAACAGTGTCAGAGCAGTTTTCGTCCACGGCTGGACTGCCGACGGGCAGGTTGATCTGCTGGAGACGTTGACAAAGAAAAGCGAGGAGAGTGATGGCGTGTCCGTTACAAACAGACAATAAGCAATGCTCCAATTGCGGCAACTACTGGTACGATTCTTTTTATGACAAGGAACATTGTACCATCGACGGCATGTGCCCTTGTGAATATCAGGCCGACGGCGTTGATTGTAATGACTGGATATGCCAATACGAAAAATGGTTGACCAGTGCCGATGAGAGATCGCGCATGTTGACCAAGCAAGTGCAAGAGCTAAAGGCTTTATACGAAGCAGAAAAGCTGTTGCGAAAAGCAGCGGAAAGCGAGGTGAAGGATGGCCTGTAAATGTATTGAAAAAATCAACGCTGAACTAAAGCGAGCCAAAACGAACACAGAACTAGAAGTACCAATTTGCCTGAATCTAATCGCAGGAAAAATATCGGCGTCTACCTGCGTAGTTGCCACCGTCAAAATTGATTCGCACATAAGGGGAAAGGCTAAAACTGTATTTGCTACCTGTTGCCCATTTTGTGGAAAACGCTATGAACGGCAAAAGAGAAAAACAAAGCAACGAACGACTCGATGTTTGAAGAAGAAGAAATTCAATTGTCCTTTAATATAATTATTATACTAATATATAATAATATAAATAGACCCCTCCGGTAGTGCATTATAATAAGTTAGATTTAGAAGTAAATAGGGTAAATAAAAATTATTTTTATCTAGCTTAAAGGGGGTGGCCGGGGTTATAATTCCCTATAGGGGTTATAATGCTGGTTAGTGCTACGTCAGTATTTTTCAAGGAGAGACATCATGAGTGGGTTCTGTAAGTGTGTGGTTATCTTGTTGGGTTGCATCGCCTTGGCCGGCTGTATATTCACGGCCAGCTTGGTGGCTTTGCAGAGAGAGGTTCACAGGCAGGAAATTGAACAGAGGCAGCAACTGTATGATTATGAGTTGGGTCTTATGTTGAATGCTGCCGGTGAACTGGATAAGGCCAATAAGTATTGGGAGGAGTGGAAGAAGATAAACGTCATAGATTCACGGACTGGCGAATTGAAAGATGACTTGGATTCCTACACGCTGATGACAATAGATAGAGTGGAGAGAATCAAAGCTCAAAACGAGGAGGAGATAGTTGATTGGAGAAGGAAGTTGGACAGGATGGAGCAGGAACTTATTGCTGATAAAACTAGTGAAACTAACTAAAAGGTGAAATTATGATCGACTTCAATAAACTTAACCTCGGTGATGATCACCAGATAAGTAAAAAGCAAGAGATTCAAAATCTACTAGACTCTCTAGGGCTTACAGTTGCAGACACTCCAGAGGCTAGAAGAGAGCAAGAGAGATTCCAGATGCATGAAAACATTTCGTGCTCAATAATGATGGTAGGACTTATTGTTATATTTGCGATTGGCCTATTTTGTGAGATGCTCTCACTTTGTGGGCTAGTATCAGATACACCTATGGTGATATCGGTAATTACTGGAAGTGTTATCTTTGCTGTAGGTGCTATGTGGTGTAGTATAACTGTTGGTGGAGGTGTTAGTGATTGGTAACAATTGAAACAAGTTATTAACGGGAGATAAAGTAATGGTAGATTTCAATAGATTGAAAACTGAAGGTGGTTGTAAACTAAGTAAGAAACAAGAGATTCAAAATATGTTTGATTCTTTAGGCTTTACCGTTCCTGATACCCTAGAGGGTAAAAGAAGACAAAAAATAATGAGGAAGCATCAGGATGTTTTATGTTCAATGCAATTCCGGCCCGCTGCTTTTTATTAACGAGAGGAAAAGATGATGGACGTAACGAATGGTCGAATTTACGATGCCAGCGAAGTTCAAAAAATGTTTGCGAACGTGACGGGAGACCACTTAAAGAAGTTGCGGAAAAGACTTGTACCCATGCACATTCCGCCCACCGCAACACAAATGCAGTGGAAGCCACCGCGGGTCGGTCGCAATGATGACTGTCCTTGCGGCAGCGGGAAGAAGTTCAAGCATTGCTGCTTGCGAGATAAGCACGACGAAAGGTTCAAGCAGTAAAACAAACACCTGTTACTTTAATTTTTAACTTACGAAATGAGGAATGAAATGAGACAATTAACGAGTCATAAGGTTAATGGGCTGAACGAAGCTCTGCAAATCGAGGTAGTGGATGAGCCAGGGCAAGGCAATGCTTGCCATGTATACCGTATTGTTTATGACCCAGATAATAATGGGTATTTGCGAACATGCGTGGTTGAGTTTCAAAACGGCCCCATCCAAGAGGCAGGCATTAACGGGATCAGCAATGAGGCCTTGTTGGCTATCGTGGAGGATCGATTGTCAGGTTTCCAGTCTGGTCAGTATGCTTGCCAAGAGAACGCTTTGGCTTTGACCAAAATCCAGGAAGCGATGATGTGGCTGCAAAAGCGGACGCGGGATCGGATGTTGCGTGGAGTTGAGGGCACAAATAAACAGTAAGGTGAAACAAGCGGCGGCGGCTTAGGCCGGTAAGCCTGTGAGAGGCACCTGACTCAAAATCAGTAATCCGCCTGGAAGTTTATATTTTTCCGGCCCGCCGCTTTTAACCAACGAAAGAAAAAGATCATGTGTGATGCTTGCGAAAATTTTATTGAGGCATTGAATAACGAGCGAGACGGTGATTCTATGGTGGTGCCGACCGCACGGTCTGACACTGGAGTTGCGGCGAGCGGGTGAGATGCCCGTATAGCGTCCCCGTAGTTTAATTGGAAAAACGATGCCATTTCATGAATGGGTCCATCATTGCAGGTCCGAATCCTGCCGGGGAAAGTTTTATTGACGACGGAAGAATCACCGCTTGTTTAACAGCCCATGCGGCTAAGGAGGTGTGCCATGTAAACGCAACGCAAAGTCAGATGAACGACAGATAATCAATGTCTTAGGGAAAATGTGTTTATTTTTATTATTTTTGTGGAGAAATTTAATCATGTCAGAAAAAATCCGCTGTCTTGAGCTCGCGCTCTCTTTCTATGAGCACCACCATGACAGCAAAACCACTCCAAATGAGGTTGTTCTTGCTGCAATAGTTTTTGAAGAATTCATTGGTAATGATTCTTCTAAACCATGCGATGCTCTGGAATAGTCTGATGCGAGCGACAGACCCCGCCCAGATAGCCGGTCGGGGAAGTTTGAAAGGAAAAGATAATGAAAGACGATTCATTTCCCATCTCGTTGATGATTTCCCAAATACTTCTTTAGATAGTTGTAATGTGGGTAATTTTTAGGTGAATACACAATAGGAGAAACCATGACCGAAAAACGAACTGATGGGCTAAATGTATGATTCATCAACTATAATCTCACGGTGTAATAAATAGTCTTGGAAGGTTAATGGAAGATAATGAAGAGAAAGCAGTCAAAGAGTGATGCTTTGACGACAAGACAGGAACGATTTGTCGTTGAATATGCGACGATTGGCAACGGAAGACAGGCTGCCATCAATGCTGGCTACAGTGAGAAGATAGCAGCTGTGATGAGCTGTCGGTTGTTGAAGAATTCATTAGTGGTTGCTGCCCTTACTAAGATCAAAAAGAAGGATGAGAGGAAGCTGGAAATAACCAGAGAGACAGTCTTGATGGAGTTGGCTAAGGGGCTGTTCCGTGACCCTATTGGAATGGAGAATTCAGAGGGATTCGTAGTGACAAGTCTGCGTGATATTCCTCCTGAATTAAGGTCTATAATAGATGGCTTTGAGGTGACTCAACAGTTGGATGAGGATGGCACTCCTTATAGCCAAAAGATAAAGGTGAAACTGGTTCCCAAGGCTAGCGTCATAGACATGGGAATGAAGCACCTGGGGGCCTACGCGGCGGAGAAGAGCGTGACAAAGGTTAGCTTGGACTGGGATTCTATGCACGATAGATCGCCTATAATAGACCCAGCGGAAACTGAAATCAAAAAGATAGAAGGAGTGTAGACAATGACTGATAAAGAGAGTTCTGTTGTTGTTCATCAGATCATAGGAGTACGCAATCTGTCACCAGACAAAACTTTGGTCTTATCTTCTATGGTTGAGCAATCTTTTTCATTTGCTCCCCAGATAAAAATAAAGGCTGGAGACACTATTGAGAGACGAATCTCAATTAAGGGTAATGTTGTTTTGTCACTGGAGTAAGTCAAAAGATAGAGGGAGCTTAATATGTTGATGTTTTTTAAGTTGTTAAACGGAGAAGAAATCGTAGCTGATGTGGATGAAGCTATGGATGATGGATGGAGTGAGTCTGTAGACATGGAAAAGCCCATGCGCAGTGTGATGACCAACCAGGGGCCTGCTCTTATTCCCTA